GGTGGCGAGGTGGTCAGCCGCCGCCGCAGCACAACAGACATGAGCGTGTCGGAGTTCACAACCTACATGAATGAAGTGGAGTCCTACGCAGTTCAGCAGTTGGGGGTGGCCTTTGAATAAGTTTCCCTATGTGCGGGACAAACGCATTCTTGAGTTTTGCCGCACCGTCCCTTGTCAGTCATGCGGGGTTGCAGATGGCACCGTGGTTGCAGCACACTCCAATCAAAGCATTCACGGCAAGGGCATGGGCATCAAGGCTTCAGACCAATTTGTAGCCGCTATGTGCCGCGCCTGCCATTACGAAGTGGACCAGGGACGGGCATCTTGGGATGGCAAGCTGATGATATGGAATGCCGCCCATGAGCGAACCAAGACCCTTATCAAACGCGCAGGATTGTGGCCCGATGAGCAACCTTGAAGAACTGTTCGCCCTGCAAATCCGCGCCCTGCGCCTGCCTGCCCCGGTGAGGGAACACAAATTCCACCCGCGCCGCCGGTGGAGGTTGGATTTCGCATGGCCCGATCAGATGGTGGCGGTTGAGGTCGAAGGTGGCGTGTGGACCAATGGCAGACACTCCACCGGGGTTGGCTTCACCCTTGACTGCGAGAAGTACGCTGAAGCCATGTGCCTTGGTTGGCGCATCCTTCGGGTCACCGGCAAGCAAGTTGAGACAGGGCAGGCTATTGATTGGCTGACTAGGGTTTTCACCACCAAAACACACTAAAAGCTGACGATAATAGAGCTTTTACGGACCTAGATGATGACCGCACACCCATCCCAACCCCTTCCGCTTTCCCCCCACAAACAAGCAAATCCCCTTGGGTGGCCTTTTGGAGCCTTGCCGCCCAAGGTCTTGTCGCGTCTGCTGAATCAACGCAGGCGTGATGAGCTTTCTAAGGTTCCTATTGCACCCTTCTAAATGAAAGATAAGACATGAAACAGATAGCACAAGCCTTAGTCAAGGCGCAAAAGGCTTTTGCCCCTGCGCTGAAGACTTCCTCAAATCCGCACTTCAAAAGCCGATACGCCGACCTTGCCGCCTGCGTAGAAGCCGTAATAGACGCTCTGAATGCGAATGGCATCACGCTCATTCAGCAGACCCACGAATGCACCGATGGTGTGATCGTAGAAACGGTCCTGCTGCATGAATCGGGTGAGCAGATGAGTGGGGGCAAACTTCATGTCCCTGCCGCCAAGCAAGACCCGCAGGGCTATGGTTCAGCCTTGACTTATGCCCGCCGGTATAGCCTGATGGCAACCTGTGGCATCGCCCCGGAAGATGATGACGGCAATGCTGCTTCTAAGCGTCCTGACCCCGATTACGCCGCGTTTGAGCGTCAGTGGCTACCCATGCTGCAAGATGCCGCAATGGAAGGCGTGGCGGCCCTAAATAAGCAGTTTGCGGCCATGCCTAACACGGGACAGAAGCGAGCTTTATGGGCAGCGCATGGGCCTTCCCTTAAGAATGCAGCAGAGAAAGCGGGGGCATGATGGACATTAAATCTGCAATTCACTTTCTTTGGCAAGTTAATGGCATAGACATTGATGCTTTGGAAGATGCCCGCATGACCTTGGAATCAATCAAAGATGCAGACCCCGGAACATACGATGAAATCATTGATGAGTCGTTGCGCCTCATTTCCAAAGCGTTAAAGCTGCAAATTGGCGGTGCCATTGAAGTCATCGAAAAACAATTAGAAGCACAGAAAGCGGGGGCATGATGCTTTTACAACCTCTTTCCATGAACTTTGTCTTTGAGGCCATGCTTGACGCTCAAAAAGCGCGAACCGAAGCCGCAATGAATGGGCGTGATCTTGATGAGTTCATCAACACCAATGCACCCGTGATTGTTCAGATTGGCGACTTTGGCTATGTGGTCACCGGTTGCGGGGGCGATCCCGACCTAGAAAACTTTGTGCTTTCGGTTGCTGACGAACCCGTTTGCGAATGGGTCGATGGTGAGTGCGTCAAACTAAATGGAGATGAGTAATGGTTGACCTTTTTAGAGCCGATGCCAATGAGCAATTAGCCCAAAGATCGGCAGAGTGGTTTGCCGCCCGCTTGGGCAAAGCCACCGCATCGCGCATTGCTGATGTGATGGCAAAGACAAAGACCGGCTACGGGGCTTCGCGGGAAAACTACCTAATGGAGCTTGCCCTAGAGCGAATCACCAATGCACAAGCGCCATCGTTTATGAATGCCGCGATGCAGTGGGGGATCGACCAGGAACCCGCAGCCCGATCAGCCTATGAATCCACAACCGGCAACTTTGTGACCGAAGTGGGAATGATCGACCACCCGACCATTCCCATGTCCGGCGCATCGCCTGATGGGTTTGTGGGAGAAGATGGGCTAATCGAAATCAAGTGTCCTGAGAGCAAACAGCACTTGAAGAACCTATCCACCCGCAAGCCTGACACCAAGTATGTCTATCAGATGCAGTGGCAAATGGCTTGCACGGGTCGGAAGTTTTGCGACTTCGTGAGCTATGACCCGCGCTTCCCTGAGCATCTGCAACTGTTCATTGTGAGGGTTGACCGTGATGACGCACTGATCGCGGACATTGAAAACGAAGTGCGATTGTTCCTAGATGAAGTGACGAAGATGGTTGAAAGGATTTGCAAATGATGAAGCTAATTGGAGTTGGTCGCATCGGTAAAGATGTGGAGTTGCGCTACACCGGTAACGGTGAGCCGGTCGCCAACATTTCCCTTGCGTGGAACTACGGTCAGAAGGATCAGACCGGTAAGAAGCCTACGCAATGGGTCGATGCAACGCTATTCGGCAAGCGTGCAGAGTCGCTTGCGCCCTATCTCAAAAAGGGAGTCACGCTGTTTGTTGATCTTCGGGATGTTCATGTAAGCACCTACAAGAGCAATGACGGCACACACAGAAGCAAGCTGACCGGCATCGTTGATGGTGTCGAGTTTGCAGGGGACCGACTCAAGGAATCCCCACCTTCCGCATCGGGTCGCCGCCATGACCCGGATAACAACCCTGACAGCTTTGATGAGGTGCCTTTCTGATGAAAACCCTATTCATTCTTCTGATTGCCGCCGCCAACCTTGCGCCTGCGGTTGCATTCGCCCGAGCCGGTACGCTGATTTCCTGCGAGGGCATCAGCACCGCGCAGGGCTATCGGTATGTGGGAACCTACTGCGTTGATTTCCAATGCAAATACACCACAACGCGCATCTTCACTTCCTACTGCCCCTACAGTCTCTGACCATGAAAACATCACACTACAAGACACCCCGCACCCTTGCCGAATGCGAATTCGTGGTGGGCTATCCAATCATTGAGCAAGATAGGCCAATCAATCCGGCTTTGGTTGCTGTGCTTTGCATAGCTGCCTTCCTTCTCATGTCTTGGGCATTCAAGTGATGCGACCACTCTACGAAACTCAAAGCCATTTGAGCGTAGAGCAGAAGATAGCGGATCGGTTTTCTCAAAGGGCTAATTGCAGCCTGATGAAGATGCCGATTCGCTATCACCTTGACTATGCGCTTGAGCGTGACGGCAGCATTTTGGCTTTCGCGGAAATCAAGACCACCCGCTATCAAGTCGAAACGCACCAAAGCTACGGTGGCTTTAAGATGAGCTTTGCCAAGTGGTGCCATGCGGAACAGATGTGCCGCATATCAAAGCTGCCCTTCTTTCTAGTTGTAGGCTTCCCCGATGCAATCCGATACTTGAAGACCAAGGACTTCGAGCATGACGGTGTGACTTGGTGGGGCCGCAGGGATCGCGGGGACTCTCAAGACATGGAACCCGCTGTGAACCTAAGCCTTAATCGCTTTGGAGTGCTGTAATGGAATATAGAAAGAAGATTGAGGAAGCGCACCGAATTGCTGACGGTCTGTTAGCACGAATCGAAGAAGATGCCAAAGCCCGTTGCGTCAGTGATGACTTGGCAAGGCTCAACTTTGAAATTGGGATGCTTCACGCCACCATACGCAACCTAATGATTGACCTTGAGTTGTCCAAAGATGAAGTGCCCTGAATGCGGACTTAGGCTAGGTGTCCTAGAAACAAGACAAGCTGAAAATTGGATCAGGCGCACCCGAAAATGCCCGAACAATCACCGAGTGGTAACGCGACAGTTTCCGAACAGTCCGACCGAGACTATCGTAAAAGTGAGGAATTTCGTGCAGCCTGTGAAGCACGCTATGTCCTCGCCAAGCCACTTGCCGAGCGTCGAAAATATCTTGAGGGTGTGGGCACAGTTCGCGGAACCGCCGCCAAGCAATACCTTGAGCGAGTGATCCTTGCTGAGTGGAAAAAGAAAGCCCCCGCTAAGGGGGGCTAACCCGAGAATGCCCTAAGACTCGGGAAGGAGGACTGACAACTACGCGGTCATCATAGCGAGGTTGTTCCTGATGCGCTCATCTTCGGGCACAAATTCCAATGCTTTTTTGCAATGTTCAATGGCTTCGTCTTTCAGCCCAAGATGCCACGCCGCGATGCTCAGATAGTCATGGGGCTTCTGTGTCCACACTGACGGGTCCATCGTATACACCGCTGCCTTGTCCTTAATCTCTAGGGCTGCGCGAGAAGCCGCATAGCAGTCAGGCCAATTGTTGAAAGCGTAGGACAGTTCCGCAAGCCGCACCCACGGTTCCCGCGTGTAGGGGGCTTCTGCCGTAGCCCTGCGTGCCCAGGTCATCGCGGAATAATAGTCGCCCTTGGCTTGGTAGGCTTCGGACAGCAGGCGCATTGCATAGCACCGTTCGTTAGGCCACGCCGCCTCGGGCATCTTCAGATAGTGATTGAGCCTGTCTATCGCTTCATCCCACAAGCGATAGAAGGTCAGTTCCCGAGCAAAGTAAAAAGCATTCCTAGGGCACCTAGGGTCTTCAGCAACTGCCATCCTAAGCAGCGGGAGATACTGACCCCGGCTTTTGGTTGGGTCGGGGTGGTGACTGACAAGCAACTGATCTGTGTCGGCATAGACTTCTGTGATCCGACCATCGGGCACCGGGTATTCGTGAACCGGGTGGTGCCACCGGTAGCCGTGGCGTGCGTGTATCTTTTCGTACTTGAACCGGATGTTGTGACCCCAATCGAACATATACCGAAGTCGGGTCGTTTCCCCGAGCTTCCACACCCGTTCGATTTCCTCGCGCCATCCCGGTTCTAGCACTTCGTCCAAGTCGAGACTGATGCACACATCAATGTCCCGAGGGATCAAGGCTAGGGCTGCGTCCCGCGCCTTATCGAAGCGCCAAGGGGTGATGCAGATGTTGTAGACCGATGCGCCACACTCTTGCGCCTTTTGCGCCGTGTTGTCCTCAGAGCCGGTATCGGCAATCAGGATAAGGTCAGCATCCTTAGCTGACGCGCAGAATCGTTCTACAAATTGTTCTTCGTTCTTGCTGATCGCATAGACGCAAATTTTCATGTCTTGTCTTAAAAAAGTTGGCACTCGGCTTGTCTTCGTTTGACTAGCCCCGGCAGGACTTTGCCGCCGCCACGGGTCCACAACATCAGTTGTTCCTTGGCACCGTCCCAATCCTGTGCGTTGATTTTCCTGCGTAGCGTGGAGGTTTGCAACCGTCCTACGCCTAGGTTGTAGACGAAATCCACAATCGCATTGAACTTGCTTGGATCACTTGCCAAGACGGGACAGAGCCGCAGCACACCCGGTGCGTAGGTGTGCTTCAGTTCAATCATAAGCAAAGCGTCCGCATCCTCTTTACTCATTGGCGCATCGGTTAGATGTACCTTCCTGCCATCGGCATAGTAGGTACTTCCATATCCGATGGTCGGAATGCCCGCCGGACAAAGGTAGGGCTTGCTGCTGAACCCTTCAAACCTTCGGCAGAGTTCCGCTGCAAGGTCGAGGTTCATAGCCCGCGTTGCTTCAAAGTCCGATCAAGGAACCAATAGTTAATGGTGCCCGAGACTAGCGCCATAAAGTCTGCGGTCATCATCGTTTCGAACACTTCACGCGGGGCTGCGCCTTGTAGCCAAGCATTCCACGCAAACCATAGATGCACGAATGACCAAAGCAGAATGACCCAATAGGTCACCACCGGTCGGACTGATGCGCTTAGAGCCGCTGCCCATCCTCCCGCAGCCTTCGCCATTTCTGCCTGCTGATTGATAGCCGCGTTGAATGCGTCCATCACGCCAACATCAATGGCTGCGTCCCGCGCCGCACCAATCTCGGCTAGTTTTTGCTGACCACGAATTTGCTCTAGGTCGCACTGCCGTTGGAACATCAGCAGTTCATGGCTGCGCTCATTCTTCTTATCGAAGAATTTGAGAACTTCGGGAGCAAGCCGAAAGATGCCGCCGAGCAAGGAACCAAAGATGCCGCCGCTGAGTAGTTCCAACATGATTAGCCCTTGCTAGTCGTAATGGTGTCATCGCCTTTGGTGACCGTGACCTTATCGCCCTGCACCGTGACGCGCATGGGTTGTTCAGGCTTGTCGAGCCGGTCGAGCTTGTCAATCAAGTTCTTGATGACTTCAAACTCGGGCTTGTCTTGCTTAGGCGAAGCACCCGCAATGCCATTGAGCATAGAAATAAGCGCAGTCAAGGCCGCGCCAAGCAAACCCATCACTGCCGCAATCTTTTCATTTTCAAGGACGATAGACGCGCCAACACCGATCACCACAATAGCAGTGATGTAGGCAAGACCATGCTTGCCAATTGCCTTACCCGCAACTTCCTTAGCAGTGCTTTGAGCTTCAAGCCGGTTAAGTTCAGCCTGCGCTTTAGCTTTGAACACCGAAAGTTCGTCGCTCATTTGTCTGCCTTGTGATCTAGTTTGGCAAAGATTTGCCTACAAATGTCCTTGAGTTCGTCTATGTCGCGGTGATAGGTGTCCTTGGTGACATAGATGTGCGGCATATCTCGCAAATCTTTGTCAATACGGTTGATAGTGCGGGTGATGTTGTTCAGCACCCACCCACCCAAAAACGCCGCCACACCAAAAATGGCATTGATAAAGATTTGCGATTCCATTTAAGCAATCACTTGATTATGGTGACTTAGGCCAATCAATTTTTGCGGGGAACCCGGCTTGATTGGGAACATCGCGCAATGCTTGGCGATACGCAGACCAAACTTGCTTGTCAACAGGCGCATCTGCAAGCTGAGTCCAATCGCACTGAGCAAGCAATTGGTTACGCATATAACGCATTTCAATTCGCTTGGCACGCAAAACTTCATCCTTTTGCTCATTCGTCAAAGGGGTGAGTTTTTGCCGCGCGACCCATTCGCCATTTTCAAAACTAGCAACCCAATCATCCAAACGATAATTGAAATCATCGTATGATTCTGTAAGAATCAATCGACATTGCACCAATTCATAGCCTTCATCTTTACCCGCAGTTGTTTGCGGGAACAAAGCCGCCAAATCAGTGCTTGGAAAATTTGTGGTCGGGTTTTCGGCCAACAAATCACAAAGACCATAAGGAAACTTTGCTACAATGCCATCTTTAATTTTTGCAAACATTTTCATGCTCCATAACTAACAATTCTTGAGGTTGATCGGTTCCCATCGATAAGACAATTTAACAATGGGGCGTAATTTGTAGTGAAATATGCCAAAGTTCCGCTATTGTTAACACTTGCAATATATACATAATTTGTGCCACTAAAAGGACCCGCAGTAGTATACCAACACGCTGTAGTGGAATTGGACCCCTGTTGCAAGACGGCATTTGGTTGTGTGTCATAACCAAATGTATATTGGCTAGTTACAAGTGTTGGTGCGCTGCCATTGCCCCACAATAACCAAAGATTTCTTAAATAATTAGACCCATCAAAATCATATTTAGCTGTAAGTGCAATTCTTGCTCCTCCTCCAGTAATTGCTGCGGGGGCATAACCATTACCATAGGCATTGTTGTTTTGAACTGAAATATCCGTAAATGAGCCGCCCGTATTTGCAACCCTCATCGTCCCGTTATCAAGAGTTGCCAGTAAAGCACGATTACTATCAAGTGTGCCTGCTGCCGGCCTTGAAAAATTGTCGGATGTTTGATTGCTAGTAAGCGTTGAAATTGCACCCGAATAAGGGACATTTACAAGTAACCATCGCGTATAGGTTGGACCGGGATAATCATCAAAGCCCACATAACCAATAACGCCCGCATAAGTCCAAACACCGTTGCTCATATTACCCATCGGGGCAATTTGAGGCGTTGAATAAGATGAGCCGGTTTGATTTGATGATGTAAAAACACC